CAGCAAGGATTTGGGGTGGGAGATCATTCCTTTGTTCAAGCGAATTGCACGTGACGAAGGCTTTGATCCTACTGGCAAACTAATCCTTACTAGTCCGCATTTTTCCACTGACAATTGCCTTCCCATTGAGCAACTAAACAAGGTTTATAACGCTGCAGACATTGGCATTAACACTTGCATTGGAGAGGGCTGGGGCCTTGTTAATAGCGAGCACGGATCTGTTGGCGTGGCGCAAGTGGTGCCAGACCATACAAGCCTGAAAGAAATCTTTGATGAAGTGCCGCGTATTGAATGCAACGCCTCGGAAACCGACAGGAACTATGGCCTTGAGCGCTTCCTTCCCGATCCCGACAGTGCCGCTGAAATTCTTACGTATTATTACGAAAATCGTGATGCGCTGAGGAAAGATGGGCAATGGTGCGCAAGGCGTTTGCGGGAGGAGCCTTTCACTTGGCCCTATATTCAACAGCAGCTTCTCGATGCAGTGGAGCGCACTCTCAATACAAAAGCTCCTGAGCCTGAATTTAAGGGCTTTGGCACTCCAGTAAAGATTGGTTGATCATCATGCAAATTTCACAAATCTTTCTCTCCACCAATCCATCGGAAGAACTAAGCCCCTTCCTAAAGCACGCCACTGGCACTATTGACGCATGTTTTCCTGAAGCAAAGCATGTTATTTACAACGCAGATTCGCTTCGCGCTTTCATTGCTGACAACTATGAAGAGCATGTGCTGTGGGCCTATGATACTTTGAAGCCATTTTCTTATAAGGCAGATCTTGGTCGATTCTGCTTGTTGAACAAGCTTGGTGGTTGGTATTTTGATATCGGCGTGAGAGCTTTCAATGCAGTGGAACTGGGTGATCGCGTGAAGTTCTTGGCTTTTCGCGATATTCAGCGCTTTAGTTTTACGAGCTGGGCGTGCGCCACGACTGTGCTTTATTCTCAGCCAGATAATCCCGCTTTGCAAACTGCGATTGAAATGATTGTCGCTAATTGCGTCGAAAAGTATTATGGCATCACTCCATTGTGTCCCACTGGACCAACATTACTTGGGAAAGCATTGGCTACTAATGGCAGTCAAGAAGATTTCGTTTATGGAGATTATCTTGAGCTAACGCCTACGCATGGTCAAAAGAACAGGGCATTTGTCCTTCCAGACGGCACCATCATGGCATGGAGTAAGCCTGCGGGCGGCGGGGATTTAACCGGACTTGGCGCTAAGGGCGTGAATAATTACAACGATCTATGGAGGAGTCGCCAGGTTTATGCATAATCTTGTCCCTAAATTTCCAAGTCTGTATTGTTGTTGCTTGCCAGGAAAACCGCCAAGGTTTTCCTCCATTGCGCCAGTCACTTCGATCATGGCGGGTGCTGTCTACTTAAGCGAAGAAGAGCGACAAATATATGAAGCCAAAGGATGGCTAATGGATGACGAAGGGGACAATATATCCTGCCTCAATCCATACTTTGGGGATCTAACCGTATTGTATTGGGCGTGGAAAAATGCTAACGATGATTATCTTGGCGTTTGTCAATATAGAAGGCCCTGGATTGACGAAGAGCTTTTAACAGCGGAGTCTAATATTTTGTATACACCAGGCTGCGCCATTTTTGGCAATGTAGAGCAGCAGTATATGGATTGCCATTCAATTTTTCCAGCTCCAGAATTAACGCGAGACTTGGCTCGTCGGGGGCGCATTCCATTGTCTTACGAAATGATTGATTCTGCATGGAAACAGCAAAAGTTTTACGGCTGCAATATGGTCAGGGGGCCAAAAGAATTATTCAATCAATATTGTGAAATTGTTTTTGCTACGATAATGCCCCTCTGGGAGGAAAACAAAGAGCTATGTATGAGCATAACTGGTTATCAAAGTAGAAGTATTGCATTTACAGCGGAACGTTTAATTACCGCGATTATTTTGAATGCAGACTATTTCTTTGGTCCTGGAAAAGTAAAAGAAGCTGCAATTAGTTTTACGGGGTAAAAATGAGCTTTAGTATTTATGGCGGCACTGGAATCATTGGCTCCTACTACATTGGACTTTACGGAAGCAGACCATTGCTCCGTGATCAATGCTCCCCGATGGACAAGGAAGTGCTGTATCTAATTAGCACTACCAGCAATTGCTATGAGAAACCATTGGTTCATACGAGGACAAATATTGATTGCCTAATGAAGCGTCTCATCGCTTGCAAGGAAGCCGACATAAAAACATTTAATTTTGTTAGTTCGTGGTTTGTTTACGGAGATCGGCAGGACGTAATGAAAGAAAGCGACTGCTGCTCTCCTCACGGACTTTATTCAATTACAAAGCATTGTGCTGAACAGCTTGTTATTGATTATTGCTCTCATTTTGCAATCAAATGGCGCATTTTTCGTTTGGGAAATGTTTATGGCGGTCCCGACGCGAGCGATGGGCGCAGAAACGCTCTGCATTACATTGTTCAAGAGCTAAAGGCTAATCGTTGCGTTGAAGTGGTAGATGAAATGAGCAGAGATTACATTCACATCTACGATGCATGTCGCGCAATGCAATTACTGAGCAAAGAGGCGCCAGAAAATGAAATTTACAATATCGCGAGTGGACGCAGCACGTTACTCTCGGACTGTGTTGAGCAATGCAAGGAAATCTTGAAGAGTGAAAGCGAAATTATTCACCGAAAGCCGCGTGTCGGAGAGCAATCGCAAAAGATGGCACTAGACTGCGGCAAGCTTTTTAGCGCAGGCTTCTTGCCTGTAATCTCCCTCGAAGAAGGGCTGCACGATTTATGCACAAACCGAAAGTTCTCTACTCCGGTCCATTTTTCGATGGGCAGGAAATAAAAGCGGCTGTTGACTGCCTGCAAGGTAATGGCTGGCTTCCGTCAGGGCCTAATGTGGCCAAGTTTGAAAAGGCATTTTCTCGCAAATTTAACTTTGCAGAAAGCTTAATGGTGAACAGCGGTAGTTCCGCTAATCTTGTGATGATTGCTGCATTGAAAAAATATTTTGGATGGGCGGACGGCTCTGAAATCATTGTGAGTGTTGTTGGCTTTCCGACGACGGTTGCTCCCATTTTGCAAAATAATTTAGTGCCGCGCTTTGTTGATATTGAATGGAATTCCCTTAACTGGGATTTGGGGCAGGTAGAAAGTGTAGTTAATGAGAAGACTGTTGCAATTTTTAGTAGCCCAGTGCTTGGCAACCCCTATAACATCACAAGGCTGCATGATATTTGTGAAAAGAAGCGAATCAAAATGATTGCAGATGGCTGCGATTCGCTGGGAACAAAATGGCAAGGAGAATGGCTTTCCGATTATTTCATTGCGTCGTCATGTTCCTTCTACCCAGCGCATCATATTACGACAATGGAGGGAGGTATGGTTTCATCTAACTTGCCAGGATTTAATCAACTGGCTCGGAGCTTTGCTTGGTGGGGAAGGGATTGTTATTGCGTAGGGGAGTGCAATCTTCTCGCTAATGGCTCATGCGGAAAGCGCTTCGATAATTGGCTTCCTGACTACGATGGCATTGTTGACCATAAATATGTATTTAGCAATATTGGATATAATTTAAAGCCTCTTGATTTGCAGGGCGCAGTTGGTTTAGTGCAGCTTGATAAGTTTGATGACATTCATCAGCGGCGACGCGCACACTATTTGCGCATCAAGAAAATTCTTTCAATCATGCCTTCTTCTGTTCGCATTGTTGAAGAGCTTCCCGATGCGGAGACTTCTTGGTTTGGTGTGCCCATTGTTTGTTCTCGCCCCGCATTGAAGCATGCTCTTCAGCAGCATTTTGAAAAAAATGGCGTTCAAACCAGGAACTATTTTGCTGGCAATTTATTGCTTCATCCTGGGTATAAACACCTTGGTAACGCAAAGGACTTTCCCAATGCTTATGAAGTGTTGAATAAAGTATTTTTCCTGGGTTGTCATCCAGGGCTTGGGCAGGGTGATTTTCAATGGATTGAAGAAGTGGCGCAATCATTTGGGGAACAGCATAGTATCTTGGCGGATGGTTATAGTTGGGACATAGACATTTAATGCCATGACGAAAAAAGAAAAGCAACGCAAGATTGCTAAGGTGATGCGTGAATTTAAGGCAGGCAAGCTTAAAAGCAGCAGTGGTGAGCCCGTAAAAAGCTCCCAGCAAGCTCTTGCTATTGCACTGTCCGAAGCTGGCATGACGCGCAAGCCCAAGAAAGATATGAGCGATGAATATTACATGGGCTTCTTTAAAGAGCTGATTGGCGAAGAGGAGGAAGAAGAGGAAGAAGAAATGGAGGACAGCTCCTGCGGAAAAAAGCGCTGAGGGGCGATGCTGAAAGCTTTGCCCCTCCTGCGGCTGTAAGGGCTGCTGCTCGTCGCGGACTAGAGCTGCGCAAGAAGCACGGCAAGGGCGGCTTGACAACGCAGGAAGCAGGCAAGCAAGGCATTGGAAGCGGCGTTGCTCGTGCTACGAGCTTGGCCAACGGAGAAAAGGTGAGCTATGAGACGATTAAGCGCATGGCCGCATTTTTCTCAAGGCATCGCAAAAATTTCAGCGGGGGAGAAGACGATGCGGGATTCGTGTCAATGCTACTCTGGGGTGGAAGGAGTGGAGAGAGGTGGGCTCGCTCTATAATCAAGCGAGTTGAAGGTCGACAGGAAGATGAACTATAGGCAGGCGTATGTCAATTTGATCGCAAAAGCCAAACAACGTACTACTGAATGCTTAGATTCAAATCAAAAATATGAATGGCATCATTATTTCCCCGTTTGCTTTTGGCGCGATAGAAAAGAAAACAATAAAACTATTCCTCTTACGCTAAGGGAGCACTGGATTGCGCATCGTTTGTTATTCAAAATGTTTCCGTGCAAGGGCACTGCTGCAGCATTGATTTGCATGTCTAAGCGCGATCCACAAATGAATTCGCGTAAATTTGAAAGGCTAAGGCAAACTCTTGGTGAGCATAACTGGGTAAAAAGTTCAGAAGGCAGAGCTTTCTTTTCTCAGCAGATGAAAAGGCGAATTGCGGAGGGGTGGACTGTTTCCAATGAAGGGCGCCAAAAAATTTCGGAAGCGACAAAGAAGACGCAACAGAAGTGGAGGGAAGAGGGCGGACATCCACTGGCATCAGATAAAGCGCGTGCAGCATCCAGTGAAAGAGCAAAAGCTCGCAACAGGGAGATGAATGCATGGCTAAACAAAGAAAAAGCGAAGGCTGTAAGAACATGCGATAGGTGCGGCGCTCAAATCAGGGGAACAATGGGAAATATGAAACAGCACCAGCGTGGTAGTAAGTGCCGTCCTCAAAACGAGGATTAAGATGGTAGAGAGTCGTCAAAAAGACCAATGAGCGAATACGTACGCGTTATCGAAGAAGAAGACGAAGGCATTGGTCTTTTAAAGGCTCTCTCTATTCTTTCCGCCAATGAGCATCGCAACACTTCTAGGTGGGAGCTGGTAGAGAAGCAATGTTTTAAGAATGGACGACTAGACGAAACGCACATCTATGTGATGAGCGTTTACGAAAAGCCTGATGAGCATTTTGAGCCGACAAAGTTCCTCACGTTTGAAATTGAGGCGATGGCGAAGTCTTACATTATGGAAGACATTGAACATCAACTTGCCAGCATTCGCGGCGAAGACGATGATGAGGATTGATTATTGACCTCCTTGATAAACGGCATTTATCAAGAAATCAATTAATTTTTGCAATGAAAGATGGGTAGCCCATCAGCCATAGCACGCTAATTCCATAGAGGCCGCTGAGCGTGCGAATCTGCACGCAGTCTGGCGGAGCAGTGCCTTTTTCAATGCGGCAATAAGAGCTTTGACTAATGTGAAGTTCTTTCGCCACGTCATGTTGCGTGAGCCCGGCATTAAGCCGGGCTTCTTTAATGCGACTCGCAATGAGAATGCGAGCCTCTTGGTGGGGAAGTTTAAGAGCATCCGTCGTGCTACGCGCCAAAAACATCACGATGATTTATTCCGTTTTGCATAAGCCTATAAAGTATAACATTTGCTTCTTGATAAAGTATGAATATGAGCACCATTTCTTGCCGATACGATTTCTCTCCTATTGAGAAATACGAACTCACGCCAGAAGGTTATCTTCGAGCGTGGGCTTCAATCGCACGCACTGGCATCCAACACTATACAGATAGTGATGGTTCCATTCGTCGCGAATATCGTCCTGAAACAGAAGTGGCGTCTCCCGATAGTCTTGCTTCATTCGCGGGCAAGGCAATCACTTCTGAGCATCCGCCTGTACTGCTCGATTCCGAGAATACTAAGGACTACCAAGTAGGCTTTAGTGGTACTGAAGTGGTGTACGACAATGGTTTCGTAAAGGCGGTGATGACCATCACTGACGAAGACACCATTAAGCGCATCATGAAAGGCGATGCTCGTGAGGTAAGCGCGGGCTATAGGGTGAATTATGATCCCACGCCTGGCGTTACAGAAAACGGTGAACATTACGATGGCATCCAAAAGGAAATCATCGGCAATCACATCGCTGTTGTTCGTCGGGGCCGCGCTGGCCCGCAAGTGAAGCTTCATCTTGATAGGCAAGATGCTGCTGACCCATCATTGATCTCTAATGGAGGAGACCATCTCATGACGGCAAAAGTCGTTTTTGATGGCGCCGAGTTTGAGGTGACTGAGAGCGTTGCTCTTGCGATCACCAAAGAACGCGAAGACGCCAAAATGTCCTACGAGGACATGAAGCAAAAGTACGATGAAATGATGTCCAAAGCTTCCAAAATGAAGGAAGAAATGGACGCCATGGAAAAAGAAATGAAGGGCAAGTGCGATTCCGCTGAGGGTCGTGCCGATGCTCTGGCCGAGCAAGTAGAAGAGCTGAAAGGCGAACTCGCTGCTGCTCAAGAAATCAACCTTGATTCCATGGTTGAAGAGCGTGTGGCTCTCATCGAGAAAGCCAAGCCTGTTCTCGATAGCGCCTATGCTTTCGCTGGCAAAACTGCTCGCGAAGTGATGGTTGATTCCATCAAAGCAGTGCGTGGTGATGAGCTTGATCTTTCTGAGAAGAGCGATGACTACGTGCAGGCAATGTTTGACACTCTCTCCGAGGGCCGTTCTGACTCTGCCACCACTGATGAGCTGCGTAAAGCCGTAGCTTCCATTGCTTCTCCCGTTTCTGCTCCTTCCGCTTACATGGATATGCTGCAGAACGCCTGGAAGAAGCCCCTTTCCATCTCCAAGGAGGCTAAGTAATCATGGCCGTAACTTTTACCACTTCGGGCACTGCCTCCGCTGGTGGCGTGCAACAGACTTATGCTCTGGAGCACAACGCACTGCTGGAAGGCCAACTGTCTGACATTCGCGACAACACCATTGGCACCTACATCAACGAAACTGGCGCTGTGCTGCCTTTCGGTAATGTGGTTGTTTATAACAGTGGCGGCACTACTTTTAATTCCGCTGCAACCATTTCTGGCTCGTCTGATGTGGTGCAGGGCATCAACGTTCTCACTTACGTTGACGAAACTGCTCTTGATTCCAACAACCGTCCTGGTGTGAAGAATCAGCAAGTTCTGAACGTCGCCAATGAAGGCGCAGTTGCAGTTTACGTGACTGGCGCTGTCACCCCTGCATCTATTGTGCGGGTGCTCTACTCCGCTAGCGGTACTGGCAAGGCCGGTCAGTTCTCGCACGCTTTTGCTTCTGGCAAAACTGTGCGTCTTTCGAACGCCCGTTTCCTGACTTCCACTACTTCCAGCGGCATTGCAATTCTGGAGCTGAATGGCCCCAGCTTTACTCTTTCCGCTGATTCTTGATAGGAGGCCCTAACAATGTCTGAATTCCGTATGGATGACGCGGGTCTGTTCCTTGA